GTAAATGGGTTTGTGTAGTCGCGCCAGGTCTTGCCGCGCTTGATCACGCTGACGGTGGCCTGGCTTATGCCGAAGCGGGCGGCGATCTCTCGCTGCGTTCCATCGGCGTCTCTGACTTCCGCTGCCAGCTCTGAGGTGAGCTTGCTGTTTTCCCTGGCCTTGTCGGCCAGCTTCTTCATGCGGACAGGGTTGCTGGTGTATTTGCGTTCCTTGGACACCATTTCCTGGAGGCGCTTGCGCGTGACTACCAGCAGGTGATCAGGGTTCACACACAGCTCGTTGCGGCACTTGCAAGTGACGAGCTTGCCCTTGATGGACTTGCCCTGAGCCTCTGCAAGGAAGCGACGCACAGAGCCGACGCGGCCCTTGTAGTTCATCGTTGGCGTGGGTGCGTTGGCCTGCGTCGCGCCGGTCCACTCCCAGCAGTCACCGATCTCCTCGATGTGCCTGCGCACGCGTTCAATCAGTTCCTTCATCGGGACCTCGCGACATCACACACAAGGCCATCGTGAGAAAACCTAGGAACGCGCCGGCCAACAGCGCGGGAATTAACCAAAGCCAATGGATCATTTTTTGAATGCCTCCATCGTCTTGACGGCACTCTTGATCTTCTTGGCTGCCTCGCGCTTGGTCGGGTTGTCTGGCTTGACGGGGATGTCGTTGGGGTCAGTGGCCAGGTCGTCAAACATCGTTGCTGGGTCCAGCCTCTTGACGTCACCAGACTCGACGGTGCTTACAGGAAACTCGTTCTTGTGCGCGATGACCTCAGCCATCAGTGAGCCTGGGCAGTTGTGCAGCTCCTTGCTGCTGAAATTGGCGCCGTACTCTTTGATGCCCTCTGGGCCGTTCACAAAGTGCAGGCCGTTCTCTTTGTGCTTGTAGGCGATCCAGTTCTCACCGCCGTCCTGGGCGTCCGCGTAGGGAACCAGGTCAGGGATCATCAGGTGGATGTTGCAGCCCTTGTTCTGGTCTTCGAATGACAGCTGCTTGTTGTGAGGCTTGCAATGCCATGCTGCATTCTCAACGGGTGAGGAATGGCAGCAGGTGCGGCAGTTGGCCTCGGCAGCCAGGCCGCCGTGGCAGTGCTTCCACATCGAGCAGTATTTGCATTCGAAGTTGTTCGCGTCGGTGCTGATGCGCCAGGGCGGTGTAGTCGTCTCGATCAGTCGCTTGGCGCGATCGATCAGCTGGTCGAAGCGTTCCTTGTCGAAGTGGACCCACTCTGTGTAGACGGCTGAGTCGTTCTTGTTCTCTGCCATGTACACGGCGCGATCGAGATCCATCAGGCCCATGTAGACAACCATCTGGTCGTAGTGCTGGGGCTTTGCGCCCTTCACGCCCTTGGACAGCAGCGCCTTGAATGACTTGTCGTTGTGCGTCTTGCACTCCACGACTGCCGGCGTCTTGGGCGCCTCGGGCAGTCCCTTGGCCACCGCGTCCAGGGAGCCACTGAAGTGTCCATCGCACGCATGGACGCGCCACTGGTCGCCGCTCTCTGGGTCCACGTCCCAGACTACGACACCAGCCCCTCGCAGCTCCTCAAAGAAGCGAGCTTCTGCTGCTTGGCCGACGCCAAACAGTCTGAGCATGCGGCCCTCAAATTCAGGCTTGAGCGCCCAGCGCCAGGTCAGCCAGATGTAGCGGTCGCAGCTGTGGCCGATCAGTGACGCGCCCATGTGAGGGCGGTGCTCCTGTGGTTTTGATTCGTACCAGCGAATGATTGCTGCGCTGGTCGTGTGTTGGGATTCGGGTATTTGTGCCATCGTTTTCTTTCTTATTTCCCCAGCAAGATGCCTGCAATGAAGCACAAGGCAAGGAAGATCAAATAGTTTGCGTCCATCGTTTTCTCGTTCTTAAAGGTGGGGCCTACTTGCTGTGTCTGTCTGCGGCATTGCAGCCCATGCCAGGTCAGCATCAGCTTTCGGCCCCGTTAATCAGCCCCAGGGCTTTGCAGCCTTAGCGGGAGCAGCTGAAGGAGCTGGCGCCGCGGGAGCCTTGGGCTTGGCGTTGTTTATGTGGCCACCGATGCCCTGGTAGCCCCAGATCACGTTGCGCTGGTCGTCCTTCTTGTCGATGCCGATCTCGGCCACGAAGGGCTGGTCGTGCAGCTGCTCGCTGTCTTCCACGTCATCGATGCCGATGGCCATGCAGAGCTTGGCCAAGGACTCCTGGGCGATCTTCACGGCCTGGTGGTTGGGGTTGTCCAGGTTCAAGCGCTCCCAGTGACGGCGGCCAGAGTGCTGGCCAGAGATGACGTGCATCTCGAGCTCGAGGTAGTGGCCGGTATTGGCCTTGGTCGGTTTGGTTTCCGACTTCACGATCATCATTTCGTACTCGCCTGCGGGCAGGGGGCCGAATGAGTTGGAGCGTTCTTCGATCTGGATTGCAGATGCTTTGAAGTTAATGAGTGACATGTTTGAAAAGTTCCTAGTTTCAGTTTTGAGACGCGGTCAATGCCGCAGCGAATTCAGCCCAGTCGAGCTTCATGTTCTTCAAGCCAAACCGGTTGCCGCCCATGTGAGCGGGGTGAGGTTCAACGTGAAGAATTCGGTCGCCCGTTGTGCGGGCCTTTGTTTCTTTGTTGCCGTAGCCGGCGTCTGACTGCGTCGTGACGATGCGGTAGTTGGCCCAGCCGATGACGTCTGCCCATTCCTGGACAAGAGCTGCAGCGCGGTCGTGCAGCTTCAAGACGTACTGGTCATACCCGTCGTGCAGTGGTGATTCAAAGTGCTTGATCTTGTCGTGCGCGATCAAGATCACGGCCATGTTTCTTTGCTGACGCAAAGCCTCGAGGCCGTTGAGCAGGTTGCGCCACTCGTCAGCTGCAGCGATGTAGCCCTTGCCGTAGCCGGCAGCCTCAATGCTTGCCCACTTGTTGGCCTTGCAGACATGCGCGTGAATCAGCGGCTCGAGCCAATCGAGCGAGTCCATGAAGACTGTCTGATAGTCGTGCTCTTGTTCGAGCAACGTGCCAATCGCTTCGTAGACCTGGTCGAGTGATGTGGCCAGCGGGAAGGCAGACGCATCGACTGCGTCGGCGCCGTCCTCGGTCAAGATGCCGATCGCGTTGGGCGCCATCGATGCAAAGGTTGTCTTGCCGATCTTGCCGGGGCCGGCAATCACGATCTTGGGAGCACGCATGCGCTTTGTGCGCGAGATGGAGGAGAGATCAAAAGCCATTTTTATTTCCTTTAAAAGTTGAGGCCGTCGTGGGATTGTGAAATTCGCATCAGTCTTCGTATGATTTTTTTGGACGATCGCGATCGAGTCTCTTAAACACCTGGTGGTATGTGTCTGGCTTGCCGCCCAGGAAGCGACGCAGCCATTCAGCACCACCAAGCCTTTGGAGCTTTTCAAACTCGGTGTCGCTCATGCGAATCCATCGAGGTTTAAGTGGTTCTGGCGGGGCAGGGCGTGGCATGTGATCAGCTGCTCCACCAAGCAACAAGCAGAACAGCCAGGCCGACACCGATCGCGATGGCCAGCAGGTAGCCGCCAACGGTTTCGAACATGGGCTCTTGGCCGCGGGCTTCAGGGTGGCCGACTTCAAATGTGCAGTCAGCCAATGTGCGAGGGGTTTGATAGTGTGAGAGTTTCATTTTGATGTTTCTGTTTTTGTGATTGCTTGGTATTGCTTGGGTGCGTACTCGTTCCAGATCTTGCCGTCTGCGTCGAGCTTCCTGCGAGCTGTGCGAAGGGCGTCTCGCTCATCGCGTCCAGCGCACCAGACCTTGTGGTCGTCGCTGTAGTCGTAGTACCAATCGTGAGCCTTGAGGGCTGCGCGGTATTCCTGTTCTGTGTTCATCGTTTGTGTTCCTTAGTTCAACAGCGTTCTTGCTGTGAAAGTGATTTGGCCACAACGATGCGAAAAGCACAACACTATCCCGACAAAAACTAAAGGGTATTACCGCAGGCTCACCTGGTGGGCTTGATCCAAAGTATGCGCGAGGCCCAGACAACATTGCAGTCGGTGCGCACGTTCTCAGTCGAGTCATTGCGCAGGACGTTGAAGGTTCCACTGCGGTAACCGCGCTGCAAGAAGCCAACGATGTGCTCGCCGTTCTCGAGTGCCAGGCAGCACAGCTGCCCGAGGTGCTGGCGCGGATCATCTTCAGAGGGCGAGATGAAATACATCCAGCCATCGCGCTGGCTGCTCGAGTCACGCAGCTGCAGCGCATAGGTCCCCTCGGGGCAGTCAGCAGGGCCGACGACCTTGTCGTGCGTGCGTTTGGGGAATAGGGTGACCGCAGCATCCTTGCCGATGTGGCCAGTCACCTTGACGCGCCTGACGTCGTCGCTGACCTCGATGCCAGCCTGGCGCAGCACCTCAGTGATTGGCACGCCAAGGATCAAGCTCACCTGGTGAGCCTCCTCGTTTGTCATCTTGCGTTGACCGCGTAGCATCAGCGACACCGCCGCAGGATCGAGCTCCATGAGCTTGGCCAGGCCACGTTGCGACAGCTTGCGCGTGGCCAATAGTTGACGAAACCACTCGGTATTCATGGGGACCTCTGCACGGGGTCCTTCAAGGTTGTCATAAACTCGGCGTTGAGTCAATCGCAACCTATTGGAGTTAAACACATGACCATTCCCGTCGTCCATACGCTTGAGCCCGCTTACACAGTGATCGAAAAACTGGGAGGGAAGACAGCAGTAGCCGAGGCCCTCGAGCTCGACAAATCAACTCTCTCGCGCTGGTGCCAGCCGCGTCCTGGTGGCACTGGTGGCCTGATCCCGCAGCGGTACTGGCCGCAGCTCATAGAGATGGCACGCGACCAACGCGTGCGCATCGGAGTCAAGGAGCTTGCCGCCGTTGAGGTGTGAGCATGGTCGTCGGAGCAACATCGATGACCAATAGCGACTTCCTCGCGGAGATCTACGGCGAGATGGAGCCAGGCACCCACGGCTGGGTGTGCTCGTTCCGCGCTGACCCCAACAACGCACCGCCCACTGTGTGGTCGGGCCGCGCCTACAAAGGATTGCCTAACCAGGCAGCCCTGATT